TTTTAAACCATTGATGTCACCTTTTAAGTCATTGATGTCGCCTTTCAAGTCAGCATACATCTTTTCCATAAGCTCAAATATTTTTTCATTTTCCATTTTATCAGTCTCCTCTACTTTTTATACTTATATCCAATTAGCTCTTAACCTTGCATCTTTTCATCTAAGCGTCTTTCAAATTCAATAACTTTATTTTCGGTTTTTACTGCCTTAGAAGTAGTGGTATTAACGTCAATTTGTAAATCATCTATTTTTTCACTTAGTTTATTAAAGTTTTGGCCTAATGTTTTAGATGTATTGCTGACGGCAAGCTCTATAACATCAAGTCTGTCATTTATACTTCTCTTATCATCATTATTATTGCGCCCTATTTGGCTCCTGAATGATTCTTGACCTTCTGCAAGTAATTTTACATTGCTATCAACTTTTTCAAGTAATATAGAGCTTTTAGCAGTATCAGCTTTTAAGTCTTTAACATTACTTTCAACATTGCTGAGCCTGTTATTCATTTTCTGCATTTCTGAATACATGTTATCCATTCTTGAAGTCATTTTGTCGAACTTGTTGTTCATTTCAGAATACATTTTAGACATTAAATCAAAAGTCTTATCGCTTTCCATCTTTATCAATCTCCTTTTCATTTAAGATATTTATATTAACCTTAATGGGTTAAAACTTTTTTATAATCCCAAAATGGGGTTCGAACATTACTATGTAATTATCTATTTCAAAGTAGGCGCCATACTTTTCTCTATAATGCTGAATTGCTTCCTCTAAAAATTCCTCTGTAACTTCTAGGTATTCAGCTAATTCACATCTATTTCTGGCACCACTATTATAGGCATTTACTATGTCAATAATACCTACTAATTTTTCATAACCCCAGTTGCGAGCTTTCTTCTCCTGTTTTACATTTTCAATTTTGTTTTGGTTGGTAATATTACCTACAGTTTTATTATAATGCCCTAATTCTTCCGCTAGAATAACGTGTTTTTGTTTATCAAGTAAATTTCTATTTATTAATACTTTATTATTAGAGTAATAGCCACATTCCTCACAATCCCCAAAATCTATCTCTTTAATTTTTATCTTATGTTTTTCAGCTTCAACTAATAAACTTTCGTATTTTGTCATGTAACCCCCTTATGAGATTATTCCTCATCCATCTCTTTAAAAATCTCTTTTGCTTTATTTAATCTTTCTTTAGATTTTTCAGGGGATAATCCATCATCATGTGCTGCTAAGGTATAAATTTCATTTTCTTCTTGTGTATATTTATTTATTTCAGTTAATTCAGATACTCTTTTGATAGCTTCATCTTTACCGGTTTCATTTAGTTTATTGAAGTTTGATATTAATGTTGTTTCTTTTTTATCTTTAATTTCAATGTCATCATCAAAATCGTCAAGTGTGCACCCTAATACTTTTGATAAAGCTTTTAGCGTTTCTAATTTAGGGTCTTTGGTAGTTCTATTTAATATTTTGTTTAAAGTTCCCAATGGCACTCCAGACATTTCGGAAAGTTCCTTTGATGTAAGATTCTTTTTCTTTTTTAATTCTTCTATAATTTCTAGTCCCATATTATCACTCCCTTGATATACATTATATAACGGTAATATTTTACCGTCAACTATTATTTTACCGTTAAATATAAAAATATTTTAAAAAAGGCATTGACTTTTACCGTTGAAGGGTATATTATATGATTAAACAAACCGTTAATGGTAAATGGAGATGATAAAATGTACCGCGAACTATTAGGAGAAATAGTAAAAAAGGGCCTAAATAGAAAGAAATTAGCTGAAAAAATTGGGGTTTCTGAAAAAACACTAAGAAATAAGTTAAATGGGAAAACAGATTTTACATGGAGTGAAGTAAAAAAAATAAGAGATATCGTTGCCCCAGAGTATACTTTAGAAAAATTATTTGAAAAATCAGATACCAAAAATCTAAATTAAAAGGAGGAACTTAAATGGCATTAAAAACATTAACATTAGAAAGGCAAGCAGATAAAAATAAGGTTAAAAGAATTGAACAAGAAAGCAAAGGGGCAAGATTAGGATTTAGAAATAGTTAAAGGAGGGGATAAGATGAACAACTTACAGATTTTTAATAATCAACAACTTATACCATTAAAAGAAAATGAAACTGGTGAGGTAATAATAAGTGGTAGGGATTTGCATGAGTTTTTGGGAATAAAAACCGAATATAGAAAGTGGTTTCCACGAATGACTGATTATGGTTTTATTGAAAATCAAGATTATATAAGGGTGTCCCAAAAATGTCCTACCCCTGGAGGAGAACAGGAAATTGTAGACCATGCGATTAAATTAGACATGGCAAAAGAAATAGCAATGATACAGAGAAATGGAAAAGGTAAGCAGGCAAGACAATATTTTATAGCAGTAGAAAAAGCATGGAACAGTCCTGAAATGATTATGAAGAGAGCTTTGGAGTTTGCAAATAAGAAAGTTATTGAATTGCAAGATAAAATCCAAATAGATAAGCCAAAGGTCATATTTGCAGATAGTGTTACAGCTTCAAGAACTTCAATATTGGTCGGAGAGCTTGCAAAGATTATTAAGCAAAATGGATATGATATAGGGCAGAACAGGCTATTTCAATGGCTCAGGGATAATGGATATCTGATAAGTCGTAAAGGTACTGATTATAATATGCCAACACAGAAATCTATGGAACTGGGACTGTTTGAAATCAAGGAGACATCTATCACACATTCAGATGGACACATAAGTGTAAATAAAACACCAAAAATTACTGGTAAAGGGCAGCAGTACTTCATTAATAAATTTATTGAGAATGAAGCAAAAGAAGAAACAGCTTGTAATTAAAAATTAAATTAAAAGGAAGAGTGATTAAATGAGCAATTTAGAAAAAAATCAAAACAAAAAAGAAGTTGCCCAGGAACCATTAATAAAAAAATATACATTAACAATACCAGATGGACTATTGAAAGAAATTAAGGGAAAGGCTAATCAACAAGGGATGTCAGTTAACGCATACATCTTATTATCAATTAGCCAAACGTTAAAAGAAAAGTGATATTATTTTAAATTCTTTTGTGTATATTCTTTTAAAACCATTTCAATTTCTTTATTTACGGAACGGCCGTTGTTTTGAGCTATAATTTTCAATTTGTCTAATAACTCTTTTGGTATACGTAATGTAAATTTAGGTAATTGAGAAGTCATTAAAAAACCTCCTTTTAAAAGTCGTCATAATGACATCACTATTATAGCATAGAAAACATTTTAAAAAAAGTATTGACGGCATAATGACGGCATGGTAACATAATGATAAGAGGTGACGGCAAAGTGAATTTAAAGCAAAGACTTACAATACGAATGCCAAGTGAACTAAATACAAAACTGTCAATTAGGGCACAAAAGATAGGAATAAGTAAAAATAGCTTAGTTTTACAAATATTATGGGAAAAGGTACAAAAGGAGGATATAAAAAGTGTGTAATGATTTACAGGTTTTTAAGAATGAACAGTTCGGAGAAGTAAGAGCTTTGATACTCAAAAACGAACCTTGGTTTGTAGGAAAAGACGTGGCTAAATGCTTAGGGTATAAAGATACCAAGGATGCTATAAGACAACATATAGATAATGAAGATAAAACTATAATTCAAAAGGGGCAAATTACCACCTTAGAAATTCCAAATAGAGGATTAACAATTATAAATGAAAGCGGGTTATATAGCTTAGTATTAAGTTCAAAATTACCAACAGCAAAGAGGTTCAAAAGATGGGTTACATCAGAAGTGCTGCCACAAATAAGAATACATGGAGCATTTATGACAGATGATACTTTGGAAAAGGTATTAACAAACCCTGATTTTCTTATAAAATTGGCAACAGAACTTAAGGAGGAAAAAGAACAACGCAAGGCACTTGAATTACAAAATAAGCAGAAAGAGCAAATCATAGGAGAGCTGAAACCTAGAGCAGACTATACAGATAGAATTTTAAAGAACAAAGGGCTTGTAACAATAACACAAATTGCTAAAGATTATGGAATGACTGGAATAGAGTTAAATAGGTTATTGCATGACTTAAAAGTGCAATATAAACAAAGTAATCAATGGCTTTTATATAAAGAGCATAGTGGTAAGGGATACACACATTCCGAAACTGTAGATATTGTCAGAAATGATGGTAAACCAGATATAAAAATGAACACTAAGTGGACACAAAAAGGTAGATTATTTTTATATAACTTACTTAGGAAGAATGGAATATCACCAACTATTGAGAATGAAGCAAAAGAAGAAACAGCTTGTAATTAAAAATTAAATTAAAAGGAGGAAATATAGATGGATATTACAGCAGAACAGCTAAAAGACATTATAAGGGATGCCGTTAAAGAAGCGGCACCTGAACCCCAAAAAGCAACTATGACAATACAAGAGTGTGCTAAATACAGCGGCATAGGAAAAGACAAGCTCATGGAATTAGCGCATAGTACAAATTCAGATTTTCCAGCTTTTAGAGTAGGTAAAAAGTTTCTAATTAATAAAGAGTTACTAGATAATTGGCTAGAAAATATAAGCAAAGAAAAGAAAACACTATAAGGATAATTAAAGGGGATAAAAATGTTAGAACTGAAAACACAGTATGGAACTTTTGGAAACTTTAGAGACCTATATAGATTTATGTTAGAAGAAGATATAGAGAATGTAAGAGTAACTACTTATTATATTTTTGATAAGTTAAGCACTTTAAATTTGAGCCTACAAGAAATAAAGAATTTAGCATATAGCAAATAATTAACTAAGGCTGAATAGCCTTTTATAAAAAACTGTTTTATCAATCTAGGGATATACTCGCCCAATATATGTATATGCGAAAGGAGTGAGAATATGAGCAACATTTTAAAAGTAGTATTAACCAATGCTGTTAGAAATACAGAGATACAAAAGGCTGGTGAAATTTTAGGCATATCTCGTAAGCAAGTAATCAAGCTAAGAAAAGGAGAAAGTGCCAATATAAACAGTGATAAATTACTTGGTTTCATACTTGATTATATGGCACATCCTAGATTAATTATAAAAGAACATTTTATAGATTAATAAATTTTAAATTATTAAATTGTGAATCAGAATTATCAAAGTAGGTATTTTGGGCATAACTTTTAATATCATTTAAACTGTTATCGGGTTGGAAACTATCGTTGGCAAAAACATCATCTATATTAGTCCATTCGTTCAATATGCTATATAGGAAGATGTCAATTTGGAACAATCTATTACAACATATTTTAAAATCCAATACATCCCTCTTGTTGTAAAGTTCGATTGCTTCAAGCTTTAGTTGGTTGAACTTATTTATAAGTATTTCTCTACATTTAACAGGATTAAATAAATGTTTTTCGACACTAGGTTCGCCATCACCATATTGACTAATAGTTTCAGCAACTTTACCGTCAGGATAATCCCTAAGAGCTTCTTGATAAATAGATTCCCAACCACAGGGTATATCCTCAATATTTAAATCCCATAAAAACTTAACCATAAATAATCACCACCTTTCACCAAAATTCTACCATGATGGGGGCGAAAAGTAAAAATGCAGGAGGGACGGATATGATAAGAAAGTTATTAGAAGATAACGGAATTACATCCACGGATGCAGAGTTTAAAGAGCTTATGGATTCCGTTACCGAGTATATAAAGCTTAACCAAATCAGGTTCGGCAAAAGGACAAATCTTTATGAGGTTTTAGGAATATCTTTAAGAACAATTAACGTGCTTAGGAGGTGTAGCTAAAAATGTATTTTGAAAATCTTGTAGCTTTGCATATAGCAATAGAAAAGCAATGCCCGCAAGAGACAGCATTTAAATATTTGGATAGGCTTTTGGATGGTAAATCAAGAAAACATAATAATAAGCCTAAATTTATATGGACTAGTGATGATATAGAGGACATAAAGAGATTTAGAAAACAAGGGCTTACTTATAAGGGAATAGCAAAAATATATTTTACAACAGATGATACTATTTTCCAAGTGTTAAGGAGAAATAAAAAAAAAAGCCCTTTGCAGAGGGCCAATAATTAAAAAACACTAACTACAGTTTACATGGAAATGGAGGTTTTGTAAAGATGGATAAGCTTAAATGGCTCCAAGAAAGACAAAAAGGTATTGGCGGAAGTGATGTTGGAGCAATAATGGGAGTTAATAAGTGGAAAACACCGTTCGAAATTTATTTAGAAAAGACAGAGGAAATACAAGAAGTTAACGAGCAAAGCGAATCAGCATACTGGGGAGATCAGTTCGAAGAAGTAGTCGCTAAAGAATTTGAAAAGAGAACAGGTAAAAAAGTACGAAGGGATAGAAGACATTTTCAGCATCCATCATATCCATTTATGGTTGCAAATATTGACAGGAGAGTAGTGGGAGAAAATGCAGTATTGGAATGTAAAACAGCTAACCAATTCTTAGCTAAAGAATGGGAAAGTGAAGAAATACCAGCAAGCTATTTATTACAAGTACAACACTATCTAGAAGTTACAGGAGCGGAAAAGGGTTATATAGCTGTTTTAATAGGTGGGCAGAGATTTGTTTGGAAAGAGATACCGAGGGATGACGAACTAATAAGGATTATTGTTCAAATTGAAAAAGATTTTTGGATGGAACATGTTGAGAAGAGAATACCACCAGCTTTGGATGGAAGTAGCGCTGCAGAGAAATATCTTTCAGAAAAATATAAGGGATCAAATTCAGAGCTAAGTATTGATTTAAAGTCGGAATATACAGAAAAAATAGACAAGCTTTTAGAGCTAAAGAACACAATTAAGCAATTAGAGAACCAGGCAAAAGAAATTGAGAATAACATAAAAAATGAACTTGGAGAAGCTGAAATAGGCTATACTCCACAGTTTAAAGTTAGTTGGAAGGCAGTTAGCTCTAATAGAATAGACAGTAAACTTCTAAAAGAAAAGTACCCAAATGTTTATAAAAAAGTATGTAAAGAAAGTATGTCAAGAAGATTTACTATTAAAAACTTGAAGGAGGAAAATTAACATGACAACAGCAAGTGAATTAAAGAATCAACTAGCAACTAGAAAGGAAACAGGAGTAGGGAGTGCTGGTAATACAGTAAAGGGGTTATTAGAAAGCCCAGCAATTAAAAAAAGATTTGAAGAAGTTTTAAAACAGAGAGCACCACAATATATGAGTTCTATAGTTAATCTAGTTAACGGAGATGCAAATCTTAAAAAGTGTGACCAGATGAGTGTAATAGCAAGTTGTATGGTTGCTGCTACTTTGGATCTTCCAGTTGATAAAAATTTAGGATATGCATGGGTAGTACCTTATGGCAATAAAGCACAATTCCAGCTTGGTTATAAAGGATATGTACAACTAGCACTTAGAACAGGGCAGTATAAATCTATAAATGTAATAGAAATACATGAAGGTGAATTAATTGAATGGAATCCTCTCACGGAAGAATTAAGGATTGATTTTGAGAAAAAAAAGTCAGATGCAATTATAGGTTATGCAGGATATTTTGAATTAATAAATGGCTTTAGAAAATCAACCTATTGGACTAAAGAACAAATAACCAAACATAAAAATAAATTTAGTAAATCAGACTTTGGTTGGAAAAAAGACTTTGATGCTATGGCTAAAAAAACAGTGCTTAGGAATATGTTAAGCAAATGGGGAATTTTAAGCATTGAAATGCAAAACGCTTACACAGCAGACCAAGAAACTATAAAAAGTGAAGTGCTAGAAACCGGGAACATTAAAGAGAATGTTGAGTATGTAGAGGCAGACTTTGATGTTGATTTTGAGGGTACCCCATTTGAAGAAGGTGTAACTAATGAGTAATATCCCAGATTGTTGTTATGATTATCGTTATGAGCAACCACAAGCGCAGATAGTTGACACTTGCGACATATGTGGTGAGGGTATATATGAAGGTGAAGAATACTACAATATTTGCGAAATGAACATTTGTGAAGACTGCATTTTAGACTTTAAGAAAACAGCAGAAATTTAATATATTTAAAGGAGCAAATAGCATGGCAGGGGAAGGAACCAACAAAGGATGGATAAGTATATATAGGAAAATCGAAGATGGTTGGTTGTGGGAAGATAAGCCATTCGCTAGAGGACAAGCTTGGATTGACCTTCTCCTTCAAACCAACCATAAAGATAAAAAGACATTTTCAAAAGGTGAATTAATTGAAATAAAACGAGGAAGTTTTCTAACATCTGACCAAGAATTGGCGGACAGATGGGGGTGGAGCAGGAATAAGGTCAGGGGCTTTTTGGAGGTACTAGTTGAGGAACGGATGATTACACTTAAAAGGTCACCAAAAGGTACAAGCTTAAGCATTGAAAACTATAGCTTTTACCAAGGTTGTGGTACAACAGAAAGTACAACAGAAAGTACAACAGAAGGTACAACAGAAAGGCAACCGAAGGTACAACAGAAAAACACTAACAATAATGATAATAATATAAATAATGATAATAATGGGAATAAGAGAATAAGAGAAGAACCACCTCAACCTCCTTCTACTCCATCCAATCTGTCTAAAATAGAAAAACTTATTTTAAATAGCTTTGGAGAAATAGCTTATAAGACATGGTTTTCTAATTGCAAAATTACAGAGCATGAGAAAGAAGTTGAGATTGTAGCAACAAGTAGTTTTGTAGCTGGAATGATTACTCAAAAATATAAAGAAGCACTGGAAAAGCTTTGTGGTAAAAAAGTAATAGTTAAGGAGGAGTAAACAATGGAAATATTAACAAATACATTACTTATAGCAAATTTAGTGGTGGTAGCTGCAGGAGCTACCGTAATAGCAAAAGAAATAGACAAGCTAAACAAAAGGGTGGAAATGCTAGAGAATAGTTTAGACTTAAAAGAATTTAAAAAGGAACTAAAAGACCATATAAGCAAAGAATTTATGGGATTATCCTTCAGGGGGATAAAAATAAAATAGGAGATATGGACATGAAAGAGTTAAGAAGAAAGGTTGTTAATATAGCCGCAGAGCTAGCACAGCAGGAAGTTGAGAGAACAGGTAAAGATTATAAGGCGTGCATAGATAAGGCGCTAGATGAAGCTTGTATAAGGCTAGGAGTAAATAGAAAGCAGTTTATAGAAATGTTCTTAAGATAAGACAGAATCTGAAATTTAGACGACGTAAATCCAAAATATTAAAATGGAGTAATTCTAGATAAAGTGTGTGGCCACACCTCCAGACGTGGAGGGAAAGAAAATGGGAAGTAGTAAAAAAATTAAAACAGAGTTATACAATGATAATTTCCAAAATTATAAAAGATATGGGATACCAAAAGCACAGCTGGTAATAGCAGATATACCTTATAACATTGGGAATAACTTTTACGGAAGTAATCCAATGTGGTACAAGGGTGGAGATAACAAAAATGGGGAGAGTAAGTTAGCTAAGAAAGCTGCATTTAATAGCGATTTTAATTTTAATATTGCTGAGTACTTCCATTTTTGTAATCGACTATTAAAAAAAGAGCCAGAAAAAAGCAATGGGCGAGGGAAATCATCAGATGCGCCTTGTATGATTGTATTTTGTTCTTTTGAACAAATACAAACAGTAATTAAATACGCTGAAAAATATGGATTTAAGCATAACATACCTTTGATTTTTTGCAAGAACTATAGTCCTCAGGTGCTTAAAGCAAATATGAGAATTTGTGGTGCAACTGAATATGCATTAGTGTTGTACCGTGAAAAGCTTCCGAAGTTCAGGAATAATGGGAAAATGATTTTTAATTGGTTTGAGTGGCACAGAGATAAAACAAAGGTTTATCCTAAAATACATCCAGCCCAAAAGCCAGTAAATCTTTTAAAACAACTTATAAAGATATTTACAGATGAGGGCGACGTTGTAATAGATCCAGTAGCGGGGAGTGGAACAACCTTAAGAGCAGCTAGGGAATTAAATAGAAATAGTTATGGATTTGAAATATCTAAAGATTTTTATAAGAAAGCAAAAGAGCAAATGTTAGCTGAAAACAAAAGTGAATTTGAACAATTATCTATAGTTTAAATTCAAACAGTTAGCCTGCATTTCAAAAAATAAGGCCATATGTGAGTATTGTTGTAAATTATTATTACTTGATTATCATATGATAATCAAGTAATAATAATAAGGGAAGTGATTTTATGAGTATTAAGGTAATGACTAAGGCGGAGTTTATGGCTAGGTATAGAAAAGACTTAGAAATGAAAAATAGAAAAAAGCAAAGAGATGCAGATGGAGCAATAGCTTTCTTAAAGAAAAGTGTATCCGGGAAAAGTAGTCCTATCGCTAATTCTACCAGGAGAGATAACATATATGGAGGGTTTTAGATGGATAAAAATTTAGGCAAAATATTTGAAGAAGATTTTAAAAAATCAGTGCCAGACTGGTGTTGGATATATAGATTCAGAGATGGAACAGCAAATTTTGCAGGAGAGAAGAACCAGAATGTTAGATTTCAAGCTCATAACATATGTGATTTTGAAGTTATGGCAAATAACAACTTGTTTCTCTTAGAGCTTAAGAGTTATCAAGGTGTGAGTATTCCACTAAGTGGCATAAGAAAAAACCAACTAGAAGGAATGATTAAAGCTAGTAGCTATAGGAATATATACCCTTATTTTATACTCAATTTTAGGGGTGTACAGCGTGTTTATGCAATAAAGGTACAAACACTCTGTAACTTTATTTTAACAGCAAATAGGAAATCTATACCGTTAAAATGGGCTATGGAAATCCAGAACTCTTAAAGGAGGCTAAATGATGGGAGTAGTAGCGTTAATATATATTTCTATGGCAGTATGTTTAGTAGTAGGGATATTAAGTGCCAGGTATGCGATTAGAAAGGTTAAGAGCGTAGAGATAGAAAGAACGGATTTAATAAAAACATGCAAAAATAGCTAAGGAAAGATGACTTAGGTGTAAAAATATTTAAGGCTAAACATAGATAATAATTAAGATTTTAGGGGAGGATTTCGGTATGGTAGACGATAAAGCATTTAAAG